AAAGTTAACCGCCCTTAGCAGGGGCGCGCCTTAAGCCACTCGGCCACCTCTCCAACGCCCGAAATCCCTATATATATTGGGGATTTGGGGCAAGGCCGAATTGCCGCGAATTGCTGCCAATTGTCACGAAATGGCGTGAACAGACGCGGAACGTTGGGGAAAATATGGGGAAAAATGGGGGGGAAATAGAACAGCCAGCGAACCCGGTTCGCCACGTCCAGGTGCGCGCCGGGCGCCCCCGGAATTGCCAAACCCGGCCGGGCACCCTAGTCCTGTATCCATGAAAGCGATTTGCACCGCAGCCATTCTGGCAACACTTCCCGCCGCCCCAGCCTTTGCGTGGTGCGCGGGCGATGCGCTCATTAATGCCAACGGCACCATTTCCGAAATCCTGACCGAGTCGGAGGGGCTTTCCAGCTGCGCCCATATCTGGGCGGGCGAATGCGACACCATCGTCCACATTGACCGCCTGCCGGTGCTGCGCAAACTCTCAGACCCGGCCTTATCTGGCTGCTTTCTTGACCAGACCGCGCCAGATGACGAGCGCAAGGCGGTGGAAAACGCGGCCATGGTTTACAAGGCCCGGCTGGAGCGGGCCATGGCCAAACAGCTGGAACAGTGAACCGGCCAGCAAGCCCATGAAACGCATGGACGTCATTTACCTTGCGTTGCAGACCATCAAGGCGCAGCAGATCATTGATGAACTTGGCACCGGCCTGCTGTTTCCGGCCGCCCGCAATGGCAAGGTGCAGGAACTGGCCAGACTGGTGGACGCCGCGCTGGCCAAGGAAGTGGAACGGCGCCAGTCAGGCCGCCGCACTGAATAATTCCGGCTGGTCATCATTGGGCGTCAGATGCTCACCAACGGCGATTATGTAGTCCTCGCGGTCATGCAGCTGCACGGGATACTTGCGGCCATGGAAGGTGCCCCGGACCCCCGTGAACGGGCTATTGGCAGGCTCCCTGACAAATTCGCCTTTCTGCGTGCGGTAAATGCGCTCGTCATTTTCCGCGAAGTGTTCGGCAATGGCGCGCGGCCAGATTTCCGAGTCTGCCTTGCCGTCATAATCATATGGCGAACCGCCCAGATACAACTCCGCATAAAGCGGAGACACCCGCACCATGACAAACTGGCCGGGCCCAATCCGGCGCTTGGCGAACATCAGGCCGGGGTCGTTGTCAATCAACGCCTTAAGGGTGGAAACGGGCGGGGTGGCCTTGTCAGCGAGGGCTAGGTTGGCGCGCAGTAACTGCTCCGCATGCTGCTGGCGTTCGGCCATCAGGTGATCAATCCGCAGATCTCGCTCCGTGACTTGCCGGTCAAGCGTGGCCAGCCTGCTTTCCAGACTTTGCAATAGCTTCACCTGCTGGTCCGCCGATTGGGCACGGCCAAGGTGCTGCGCCCGCCACAACCAGCCCAGACCCGCCAGCCCGGCCGTGACGGCCGCGCCTGTAATGAGGCCCCCAGCCTCCGTTAGCAACAAATTTGCACCGTCTGCAGACATTGGCACCCCTTCCGCTTGAATTCACCCCACAAAAAAAGGCCGCCCATCGCTGGGCGGCCCTTCCAGATAGATTGCAGGCCTAGCGCCCTGCGCAGGCCATCAGCCGGTCAGCATCAGCCTGCACCGGCTTCCACACTTCCAGATATTCCTCGCGGGTCAAGTCAGGCTCCTTGCTGAAACCATCGATAACGCCGCCCGTGTTTGTGCCCACGATGCGCCGGGCCGCGAAGCCCGCAATGTAAAGCCGGTATCCGGTGCCCGTTTCCAGGCCAAGGCTGCGGCCCGCCTCAATCAGCAATCTGGGCAGGCTGGACGTTACCGCCTTGACGGTTCCGCGCGCGCATTGTTCGCCTGCGGCCGGGTCCGTCTGCAACGCCCCATCGATGACGACGCAGGCTTCAGCACTGTCCGCATACGCGCCAACGCCTTCACGGATTTTGGGGCCGTACTTGACGACCACGGCCTTGACGTCCGCAGACAGCAAGCCGGTTTCGCAAAGGTCAGCAAGGTCTGCCACGGCCGGGCCGACGTCGTCCTTGACTTGAACCGCAGCAGCGCGCGGCGAGGCGTCCTTGTTAAAGACGCTGGGGCCCGCCTGAAGTGTTCCGCAGGCGGTCAGGGTCACGGCCAGCGTGGCCGCCATCAGGGTCATGATTTTCATGGTGTGTCCTTTCTCAGTCAGTTGACACGGGATAAAGGCCGCGCACCCGGCCGGGGCCGCAGCAGGATGGACCCGGCCACACTGCGCGGCCGGGCTTGGTATGTGGAATGCGTCAGGCGGCCCGCTGGTGGCCGTCCGGGCGGCTGGTGCGGGCCATGATGACGGCCTGCGCCTTGCCCAGCGCCATGGCGGTGCCAAAGCTGGTTACGGAAATCAGCCTAGTCATCCAGCCCCGGCCAAACGTCTTGAACGTTGACAGGTCGAAGTAAAACCAAAGCCGGGTATTGCCCAGCTCGTTGATCAAATCAAAGACGTTGACGGCATTGGCTGCGCTGATGGTTTTGGGGCCGACGATGCCATCCACCTGAATGTAAATGCGCCCCAGCTTGTTTGATGCCTTTTGCAGCATTTTCAGGGCCCGGCGCGGGCCCGAATTGACAGCAATGTCAAACACCACGAAGTCAACGCCACCCGGCAGCTGGTCACCCCCAACGGCCTGCCAATACCATGCATGATAGATTGGCAGGGCGTCCTCGATGGTCAGCCGCCGCATTTCGGAGTCGGGCACATCCTTGGTTTTCCGGCCGGTCCATTTTGCCCATGTGGCCTTTGTAATGCCCAGCATGGTTGCCCCACCGGGGTCGGCCGAATGGTTGGAATAACCGCCCTCATGGCTAAGTGTTTCAGCCACCGCCATCAGGTAATTGTCCGTATAGCGGACAAATTCGCTTTTCATAACGGCACCCCCCGGCTTCGGATATAGCCGCCCACGGCCGCACGGGCGGCCATGAACAGGAACTTGCGGGCGCTTGGCGCGGACTCGGAATACACGGCCTCGCGGCCCGCATGGCGCTCCACCAGTTCGGCGTTGTCCGGGTCAATGCGGGTGATGCGGTCAGGGAAGGCCAACCGGGCAAACTCGACGCCCGCAAAGGCGGCTATGCGATGGATGCGCCGCACGCCAAGGTCGCGCATGGCATCCCGATAAAGCCGGTTTGCTTCCTTTATGCTGATCAAACCGCTTTCCAGGGCCCAATCATGCAGGGCGGGCGGGCCCCACCATGCCGGACTCCGGGGCTGCCAGAAACGCAGCACGCGCGGAAGCGAATGCACGTCAAAGACAAACCCGGCCGGAACGGTAAACCCCTTATACCAGACGTCGCGCAGGATGCGGTATTCAGGCCGCCCCTGCCGCGTGGTGCCCGTGGGCTCCACTTCATCCGGTCCCAGAACAAGGCCGCGCAGCACTTCCATGGATACAGGCCGCACATCCTGCGGCGTGAAAAGCATGGCCGTTACTCCGCGCCCGGCGAACCCGGTTCGCTGGGGCGCACCAGCCGCATGGGCGTTGCGGCCGGATCGGAGTCCGCCGCATCCATGCGCTGGCTGGCCGCATCGATGTCAGCCAGAACCTGACCCAAACCGAAATCGGTCAGGAAGTCTTTGGCGTCCTGCTCCATTTCGGCCATTTTCTGGTCAATGTTTTCCTGCGCATCCTTGATGAATGCGCGGGTGCGCGCCATCTTCTCAATCAGCGCCTCGTATTTCGGGCTTCCGCGCAGGCGTTTTGCCATCAGGGGCAGCATGCCCTGCATGGCCACCTCCAGCATGACTTCGGTGTCAGACTTCGGTCCAGACATATCAAACTCCATTTCTGCTTAGGGATAAGAAAAGGGCGCGCCAGACCATCCGGCACGCCCTTGGTTGTGTAGATCTCCGGCGCTGGCCTTATTCGCCCGGCGCGCCGCCTTCCGGGCTGGTCTGGCTGGCCACAGCCCCGGCAAACTGGCTGGCCAGATAGGCCTCCAGATCGGCCGTGGCATAGCTTGCCAACTCTGCCACCATGGCCTGCACCACGGCGGGAATATCGAACTGGCCGCCCGCCCAATCCGCGTGCGGAATGCGCGCAGTCACCACAAACGCGGTGTCCATCACAAGGTCATCAGACCCGTGTCCCGAGTCATCCAAGTCGCGGCCGAAAGTCAGCGGCTCGAGCCGCACTGAAAATTGCATTGATGCCTCCTAGTAAAGCGGCCCGGCCGCGTGCAGTGCAGATATTTCGGTGTCACTCAAGGTCCCACTCCAGATGCGAATATCTTTCATCCGCCCACGCATATACTGGACCGAGTTGACCACCGCCGTTTCATCCGCCAATCCGTAACCGGCCCCAAACGTCAGGCCCATGGGTTCCGGCGTATCCGGTATATCTTCCGACAACCAGCTTAGGCTGGCGGTGTGCGAAAAATCACCCCAGATTGCGCGCCATGTCCCCCCGCCAACCCGAACGGTCAGGAGCGACCACACTTCGGCCACAAGCGCAGGCGAGCCAGACGAGTGGACCGCGTTGTAGCTGGTGCGCACCCCGATACGCGGCCCGTTGCTGCCGCCAGCTCGGCCCACCATCCATGACCCGCGCGTCGATGAACTGTTGAACACATCGCCATCAGAACAGCCAAGAAAGTGGCCATATATGGGGGAGTCGGTATTCAGATACGCCCACAGACTAATTGTGAACGGCCCACCTCCCCAATACCAACCCATGGATCGATCCGGCAGGATCAGCGCAGCATTCTGGCCTAGTTCGCCATTCCAGTTTGTTACAACGCCCGACTGGCCGCCCACATACAAAGGCAAGCCACCCACCAGCGCCGCAACTTGCCCGCTGGCATCCCCACCAGCGTCCGGGTTCCAGGCGTGAATGACACGCGGGTCATAGGCCGGGCCGCTGGCTGCGGCCCATACCTGATTTGCGCCCAGAAAGGCCTTGTCCGCGCCGCCAAAGCCAGCGTCGGCCGTGCCAAGTTTCAAAGCCATGGCGTTACCCGCTCACCACGTACAGCGTGCCCGCCACAGGTGGCGACAGGGCGTCATATTCGGCCTGCGTCAGCGCCTTGATGGCCTTGACGCCATCGGCCTTGACGAAGGTTTGATATGTGCCCGCGCCGGTGGCCAGCGCCATGTTGCCTTCATCCGTGATCAGATACGGCTCGCCAGCGGTCAGGCCGTCTGCCGTTGCAGCGGCATCCAGCTGGGCACGGGTAGCGCGCTTCACCTTGATGGTGACAGCCATGCTTAGAAAGTCCCGCCATCCAGCGTGACATTGTTTAGCGTGACGCCATCAATGGTGCCGCCCGTCACACTCACATTGTCAGCGTCCTGCCCAGCCATCGAGCCTGCATCCGTGACGTCCGCCAGCGTGTGCGTGTGCGCGCTGGGCGTGAAGCTGGCAGGCTTGTTAGCGATGGTTGACCAGTCCGGCGTGCGGTCAGCCATCTCCTGATAAGAGGCCTCCAGCGTCTTGTCACCGCTGCCCTTGTATCGCCACTCGCGGCCATCACTGGTGACCACGGACGAGCCGCCGCTGATTTCGGCCTGCTGCGGCGCGGTCAGGTCTGCAATCGCGCCGCTGGACACGATGGGCGCCGCAAACAGCACGGTCGGCAGGCGGGCCGGGTCAATCGTGCCGCTGGTGATCTTGCTGGCGCTATGGTCTGCCGGGGCGAATTCAGACGGCTTGCCGGTCACCCCAGACCACGGCACGGAGTCGGCCGCGTCAGCCGCATCAACCTTGCCGTCGCCATTGGTGTCATATTCCGACTCCAGCATATCGCCCAGACCGGCGCCCTGCATGGCATTTTGCACAAAAGCGGTCGTCGCCAGTTTCGTGGTGTTATCCCCCGGCGCCGGGGTTGGCGCCTTCGGCTCACCCGTGAAGGTGGGGCTATTCAGGGCCGCGAAATGGCCAGCCCCCGCCAGCGCCACGATGGACGTGGCATTGCCGCTGCCATCATCCCCAAACCCCGCATACAGAATACCGTCGACTTGGTTCCAGGCCGCCTCGCCGGAAAGCAGGGCAGCGGGCGCGCCGGGCGCACCAGACACGCGCCGCTTGAATTTGATTTTGATGCTCATTTAGAAGAAACCTCCGTCCACTATCGTTATTTCGGCCGGTGGGCCGACAAGGGTTTGCAGCCATTCCGACTCGGTGCCGGTAAAGCCTTGGGAAACCGCCACGTCATACGCGGACGGACCTACAGGCCCGGCCGGGCCTGCAACACGTATCTGGCGGAACGCGGCCGCCACTGGCTGGCCGGGCAGGAAAGTGATTTCTGCCATGGCCGTGGTGGGAACAAGGGAAGCGAAAGCGTTACGCGACATTGCGGGTGATCGCCTTTCTGACCGGCCAGCGCCACTGCCCCGGCACCACATCTTTGACGCCGCCGTCCAGCCTTACAAAGTCAAAGGAAACCCATGTATCTGGGGCCATGTTTGATGTGTCCTCGGACGGAATGGTGACAGTGACCAAGGTTTCATCAGATCCCCGCGCCACCGTTATGGTGCCATCGGCCGTGCGGGCCTCAAACAGCACGTCGTCGGCATCGATGCTGGCGCGGAACTGCGCCACCAGCGCGCCCTGCGTCAGCTGCGCAGCATCCGCAAACGCATTAGGGTAAGCGATCTCGAGGCGCGCATCGTATCCGGGCGCGATGGGTTCAACAGGTATCTGCATGGGGTCTCCTTTAAAGGTGCGTCACATCAATGACGGTCATGGGGAACGCAGGCCCGGTGCGGGTGTATTCCGCTTGCGAGCCGGTTTGGTAACTTTCAAAAATGCTCTGGAAGGCCTGCAGCTGCGTCCCCGCCGCATTCCATTGCGGGCATGTGAAGCTGGCCGTGTAGGACGCGCTAAACCCGAAATCGATCAGCCGCTCCGAATACTGCAAAGTCCCTTGCGCCACCGCATACTGGCGGCCGCTTGGATAGGTCACCGCCCCGGCATCACTCATTTGCTGCCCCACCACGCGCATGGCTGGCACACTCGAATGGAACACGCGCTTGCCGGCCGCGTTGAACACTTCCAGCCCGAACTTGTCAGACACCCCCGACGCGTCCACCTCGTCAAACAAATACCAGTCCACACTGGTGCCGTTGGCGCCAATGAAACGATAGGTGCGCGTCGAACCGCTCACCATTCCGGTGTAAATGGACACCGGGTCTGACCCGGCCCGGAACGCCATGACCGGATTGACCAGACCGGAAAGCGTCACCTCCGCAACATCCAGCTGCGTCTGGCCGCCCAGATCGATATTGCACACGGCCGTGCCTTTTTGCTTCAATCCGAAGCTGCGCCAGCCGGAGTCAATCTGCACTTTGCCATGGCTGCCATACAGCTGCAGTCCTGCGCCCATCAGTAAGCCCCATATATCAATTGATGATCCGGGCCACTGCGCGGCCACGTCCAGGACAGCGTATTGGTGCCCGCATTAAAACTGAATTGCGGGCTATAGGTGGGGTAAGACACCAGCGGCACGCAATGCCAGAACGGGTCCAGACCCGAAAAGCCGGAACTGGTGACGGAGCCCGCAACATTGCCGGAAATCGTCACGACGCCCAGAATGCGCGAAATGCGGTCGGTATAATCCAGAATGAGATTTCCCGACGCATCCCAGACTTGCAGCCCCGCTGGCATTACCAGACCCCCAGCCGAACGCGCAGCGTGCCAGAGGCATCATAAGAGCGAACCCCGTTATTATCGAACTCCGCGCGCTTTCCGGTCGATGACGTGCGCAGCAGGCCAATATTGGCCGTGATGGCTGACAGGCTGGTCACGTTCAGTTTATTTGCGGTCACCGTGCCATTCAGCAGCGTATTGCCATTGATCACCACCAGATTGGCGTCCAGCTGGATTTTTGTGCCATTGCCCAGCACGCCAGACGTTGACACCACGGCCAGCTGCGCCACTCCGGATGACGTATTGACCCGGAAGGCGACCAACGCCTCGGCCCCGCTGGGCTGCGCCAGCGTACCCTGCAGGATACTGACATTTCCCTCCACCGTGCCGAAGCGTGACGTGTATTCCTGCTGCAGTGTAGATCTCGCTGCGGCCGCGTTGCTTTCCACCGTATCAACGCGCGAATTGCTGGCCTTGGCATCGATGGCGGTTTGCAGGGCGTCATCATCGGCCTGCCATTCCGCGCGCATGTCCACCACGATCTGGCCGCGCGCGCTGGCCGCATCGCTTTCAACCGTGTCGACGCGCGTATTGCTGGCCTTGCTGTTGATCTGCGTTTGCAGGCCTGCGTCATCGCTCTGCCATTCGGCGCGGGCATCGGTCAGCAGCTGGGCGCGCGCCCCGGCCGCATTGCTTTCAGCCGTCGCCAGATCAGTTGCGCTGGCCTTGCTGCTGATCTGGACCTCCAGATCGTCCACCGCATCATCAATGGCCTGCGTATAAGCGGCCGTGATCTGGTTGCCCAGCAGGGTGCGGGCGCCTTCCGCATCGGACTCCACACTGTCAACGCGGGCATTGCTGGCCTTGGCGTTGATCTGGCTTTGCAGCGCCGCATCCTCGCCTTGGTATTCGCTGCGTACCGTTTCGGCCTCGTCAAACGCATCTTGCGCAGCCGCCAAGGCGGCCGCCGCCGCATCGCGCGCGGTCTGGTCTGCGCCGCTGCTGCCTTGTGACTGAATATAGGTGTCCAGCGCGCTGCCGGGCACATAGTCAACGGCCGCCCCAGCCACATCAACGTCCGGCAGCTGCACATCCGCCACGCGCACGCGCGGGCTGGTTTCCTGCCGGGCGCCCCGGTAATACACCTCCACGTCCAGCAAGGCCCCGGCAGGCAAGCCGCGCAGTTCGGTGGCGGCCACGGCCGGGTCGATGACGGCCAGCTGCAGGAAGTCTGGCTGGTCGCCTTCCGGCAGCCTTGCGTCATTCAGGTCAAGCGCCACCCGGCGCGCCTCAATGACCATTGAAACGATTTGCACATCCTCCACCGGCGTGGCCGAAACGGTCAGCAGGGGCCGCTGGCCGCCCGTGGCGCCGTGTTCGATACTGGCCACGGCCTGCACATCATCCGGGGCCGGAAGCGTGTCCAGGGCGGGCACGCCATCGACCAGCAGGTAAGGCCCCGCCTCGCCGGAAGGGCTCACCGCCGCAATACGATATATGAAGGCGTCACCCGCCTGACCGGCAGGCGCCACCAGCTGGCGGTCGGCCGCCTGCAGGTCTGGCAGCGCATCCCATGCCCCCGCCTCAGTATCCCCCGAGTCCGGCGCGATCGCGCGCGCAGCAATGAACCGCACGGCTTGCCCGCGATCGCCGGGCTTGATGCGGAAATGAATTGTTGTCTGGTCAAGGTTCTGGCCAATCGACACCAGTTCCAGCTCGGGCGGCCGGATAAAGGCCGGGCGCTCATATGCCGGGGTGTAGGCCGGAATGACCAGCCCGGTTTCATCGAAGCGCTCCGGCGCATAATCAACCATGTGCAGGCGCACCCATTCATGGTCGATGGCCTCAATATCGTCCACAAGCCCATCAAGGCGCACAAAGCCGGAAACGCCGAATGTGTAAGCATCGCCTGCCTGCGGCTTGTCTGCGCCCGTGACAGGGCTGGCAAACACTACCCGCTCGTCCACAGTGTCAGCGCCCACCGGTGCCAGTTCCAGCGCGCTGGACAATTGTTCGGACACGGCCGGGCTAAGCTGCCGGTTCCATTGCAACACCAGATCATCCCCAGCGGTCTGGCTGACAGGCTGGTCAAGAATGACGGCCGTGACGTGCCCGCTGCCATTGGTCTCGACGCTGCGTATCCACCCGGCCGCGCGGCCCACTTCCACCACCTTGGTCTGCACACCCACCCACCGGCCAAGGCGCACGGCCGTGTCCAGATCATCCACCGGCACTTCGGCTTTCAGGCGCCGGGTCTGCATGCGGCTGTTGCGATAGTTGCGCCCGACAAGCCGGTGCACATTATCCCAATGCACCGCCCCCGGAATTTTCAACTCCTCGAACCGGCGCGCCGTGGCGGCCGTATTGTCGCCCACATAGACGCGCTCCTCGCGCGTGCGGTATCCGTCTGCGGCATCATCGAAGATGACCCGGAAGCCATCAGGCGGCCGCGACAGTTGCTTCACCGCTTTGACATTGCGTGCGCTGCGGTCAGAAATCACGGCCACGGGCGCCAGCTGGGGCCCATCCACCACGGCCGTCAGCCGGTTGCCGATGAATGCCGCCCGGCCGCACGCATTGAAAGCAATTGTCTGCACCGCTTCACTGATGGTGGCCGCGCCCTCAAACACATGATCGAACGTCCAGCCGTTGTCGCGCGCATCCTTGGCGGCATAGGCCAAACTAGCCCAGTCCACGGCATTGTCAGACAGGGGCTCGCGCCCATCCAGCCCGTTGCGATACAGCCAGAGAATGATTTCCCACGGATTGCTGGACGCCGCTGGCGCGGTCATGTCTTCCGGCCCGGCCGTTGACAGGTCGCCGCCATCCAGCAGGGCATCATTGAAACGCGGAATGAGACGCGACACCATACCGTTAATGGTCTGGATGCGGCCTTGCGTTTCATCGCTGCCCTTGAACCGGAAAACCGAATAGGCCACGTCGTCACGCGCCACCGGCACGCCCGGCCGCCTGCTTTCCAGAACTTGAAAGGTCATGTCATCGAAGGTGCGGTCGGTGTCCACATCTTCATTGGTGCTGGAACGGCGCACCTGCACCTCGTAGGTGCCCGCGCTGGGGAAATCAAAATTGATGGCCCGGAAGAATGGCTGGCTGCGTTTCTTTGCACTGAAACCATACTTGCCCGCGCCGGGATAGACGCCCCCGCGCGTCGGCCATGACACCCCATTGCCGGGCGGGCTTTGCCAGCTGCCATAAACCAGCGAACCGGGTTCGCCGGTCACGCTTCGATACCGCACCTCCACCTGCGCGGCCCATTGTTCTGACTTGCCCTTTTTTGATGTGTGCCCCAGCCCGGCCGGAAACCCGATAACAATGGCCGCTTGCGTGGCATCGGGAATGGTTGTCCGGCCTTCCCAATCGCTTGCGCTTTCCAGGGCGGCCCCGACTTCCTCCTGAAACACTTGCGCCGGGTATAGCGTGGGGTGCGGATCATCGGCCGTAAGCCGGTGCTGCATCTGCACGCCGTCAATATTCTCAATAGGCGTTTCACCCACCTTGATGTCAGACAGCGCCACGCCGATGGGGCCCCACTCCACCACCATGCGGTAATAAAAGTCGTCACCAACTAATTCCTGATACCCGCGCGCCACCTGACGCGGAAACACGCGGCGCGTGCCCACGCTTAGGATGATGGGGTCGAACGGCACAAACCTGTTGGATGCGCCGTCCACGGCATAAACTTGGTTGATCTTGTCTTGTTCGGGCGCCTGCGGTGGCGGCACCAGCGCGCTGATGGCCAAAGACCCGACAGCCGATACCGCCGCGCCCGCAATGACCGCGCCCGCCTTGCCCGCCTCGAACGCCGCGCCCAGATAGGGCGCCAGTGCACCCCCGGAAATCCAGAACGCCGCCACCATCACAAAGATGGTCAGCACCGTGGTCAGCAGCTTGTTGCCATCATCCCCGCCGCCCTGCGGCGCAATGCAGATTGCCACATGCACGCCATCGCGCAGGCGCACCTTGCCCCAATCGGACTCCGGCACTTCCTTGCCATCGATGACAGCCACGGCCAGCGGCCGCGTAATCGGATCAAGGCCGATGCGGTCAACCAGCTGGGCAAGCGTTTCTCCGGCGCGCACATCCACCAGCCGGGGCGGTTTCGGATCGAACGGGTCGGCGCGCAGCACCGCCTTTAGGGGCAGTGCTGACGATTTACGCCGGGAGGAAATATTCGGACTCGGCTCGCGCATAATCGGGGTCGCTCATATCTGAAATGATCGTATTGGCTTTTTCACTGGCATGCAGGAAGCGGCCGTCGCCAAGGTAAAGGCCGCAATGGATAGGGCGCCTTGCCAGCCGGAAAAGAACAATTGCGCCGCGCGTTCTGGGCGGGGCTTGGCGATACAGGGGCAGGCCTGCATCATAATGGGCCTTGAACAAGGCGGCCGGGTTGCTGCGGTCATCATCCGCATACAGCCCCAGCGAGTTGATTTCGGGCGTTCCCAGCATCAGGGATTGGCCGACTTCGGCGCAGCCAAGGCAGTCCCAGCCGCGTTGCGGATCTCGGCCGCGCAAAGTCCAGGGCGTACCGATGACACCCGCCAGCCAGTCAAGCCTATACATAGCCAGCCGGGAAATCAGCCGGGTTATTGGTAATTCCGATTAACGGCCCATCGGTGCGCGGACGCCCGATACCGGCCTCCACTTCGCGCGCATTCCAGCTGGCCGTGGTCATCTCATAATCTGGGAATTCTGAAACCCATGTATCGGGGTCGTGCGCGAATATGCGGGCAATGGTCACCAGCGGCGGCTCGGTCAGGGTCTCAATTGCATACGTGATGCGACTGTCCACATTATCGATGGTCAGGCCGATGGTGCCCGCCGAGTCCCCTTGGCCGGGCGGCTTCACCCGGAAATGGGCCGCCGCAAAGGTTTGCCCCTTTGACACCACGTCCTCGCGCCAGTCAGCCACCCGCAAAACGCCATTGGCGTCAATCGCATCGACACGGCCATGCAGGCTTGCAAGGTCTGCGTGCGATATGATCGCCAGCCAGATGGGAATGCGGGTAACAATGCGCGCGGTCACTGCACGGCCTCCAGATAAAGTTTGAACGTTACTTGCCAGTCAGCTGACCGGCTGGATGGCGCCACCTTGTAGCTTTCCTGAAAATGCCCCAGCATCTGGCCGCCTTCCGGCGCGGGAAAATAGGTATCGCGCAGGCCAAAGGCAGCGTCCGTGGCAAACCACGCCTCGAAGTCAGCCAGCTGTTGCGTGGTCAGGCGCAGCGCCGTGTCCATGACAGACCCGTCCGCACGCGAAACAAGCGCCTGCCGGTGCGGGCCTTCGGCCGGGCTGCGCAGCACGCCATCCTCGCGCGCCTTGGCATAGCCAGACCGCAACGGATGGAACGGAACAGACGCAGGCCAGACGCCGGGCCCGGCATCCTCGATGGCGGCCAGTGCCGCAAGCTGGGCAAGGCTGGGGCTGGCCGGTGCGCAATCGATCTCCACGGCATAGGCGAACCGGCCGCCCTGCCGGGTCAGCTTTGGCTGGCTGGCGAAGCGCGCCACCACGGCCGCACCATTGTCGGTAATGTTCCAGTTGAACCGCACCAGACCCCGGTCCAGGTCTGACCCGTACCACGCCTCGAAGGCATCGGCCTGCGCGCTTGTCATGGCCAGCGTGCCCTTGACGCTTTGCCCGGCCGCCCCAGCGATCAGGCGCCGCAGGGGTGGGCCCGCGTCCATTTTGAGACGCTGCACCACATCCTGCGGCGTGCGCGTGTATCCGGTGCGTGACAGCTTCGCGGGCACACCCACCGGCCAGTCAATTGGTGCGATCATATCAAGCCCCCGCTGGCGTCAGGCCGTAACGGCGCTTAAACGGCGCATCAAATACTCCGCCGTCTGCCATTTCCTTTAGCTTGCCCTTGATGTCGACGCTTACTTCCGGCCCGTCCGGGCCTTCGCTTCGCGTGACTTCAACGTCAGCGCCCGCATAATTGTTGACGTTGACGTTCACCCCGGCCGCGCCGGTGCCGCGCCCGGCCGCCATCTGGCTGACCAGCCCGGCCATTTGCTGGCGCTCGGAAGCCATGGCCTGAATTTGCCCGGCAATATTCATGCGGCCGGATGCGGTCAGAATGGTTTCCGAGTCCTGCACCACGGTCAGGCCTTCGCCGGGATACATCGCCCCAGCCAAGGGGCGCCGGTTCGGCGGGCGATTTCCCGCGCCGCCAGAGTGCGATTGCCCGGCAGACCCGAACCCGAAAAATGACCCAATGGATGACAGGAAGCCGCCTCCGCCATCGCCACCAGCCCCGGCGCCGCCTTGGCCGCCCCCCATCAGGAAGTCCAGGAACGAGCCGCCCTTCATGGATTGCTGGGCGGTCAGGTATTCCTGCACCATCTTGATTAGCATGGCCGAAAAGGCCCGCCCCAGATCATCCAGCGTCTGGATGCGCCCGGCCTGCACGCCATCCAGCAACTCCTCGGCGCTGGTCAGCATCCGGCTTTTTTCGGCGGTTTCTTCCAAGCGCTTGCCATACAATTCCAGCCAATCGGTGGCGTCCTTGCCTTCCAGAACACCATCAGACACCAGAGCATTGACCCGCTCGGTTTCCTTGGCCAGCTTTTCGGCTGGCGTCATCGCATCCGTGGCGGCCGAGTCCAGATCGGCCCGGATGGTTTCAGCATCACTCCAGCCGGGCTTTGCCTCCAACTCACCTTGCGCCGCTTCGGCCAGTTGCCGGTTCAATTCTTCCAGCGCCTTGGCGTGCATTTCGGCATTGATGCGGCCCGCCTCATGGTCTGCGTTCAACGCCGAAATTTGCAGGCGCACGGCCGCCGTTGGCGACATGCTATCCTCGATCAGCTTAGCCCAGCGCTCTTGCGCATCAGCCACCCCAGACAACTCGTCCTTAAGGCTTTTGACGGCCGCGTCATATTGCTGCTGCGTGATGAAACCGGCATCCAGCATGGCCTGCCAACGCTCGGTTTTCTCTGCCACATGGGCCGTGTAATCGCCCAACTCTTTCTGCAGGCGGACGGCTTCGGCGCGCAGTCGGTTGCGTTCGGCTTCCGCGCGGGCGTCCGTCTCAGCATCCGAACCCGCGCGCCCGCTGGTGCCGCGCCGGTCAATCTCCGCATTGATCTGCGCCAGCACGCGCTGGGCCTCGGCCCGGTCTGGCGCGAACGGGTCCTCCACCAATCCGATTTCACCCGACTGGCGCTGCTGCGTTGTCATGGCATCCATTTGCGCCAGATGATCGCGCAGCGCTTCGCGTTCGGCTTCCAGCTGCTCCGTGGTCATACGGCGCCGGATCTCGCCCGTTGCCCGCTGGCGGTCACGCTCGCCGCGCGTCACCATTTCCAGCGTCAGCGCGTTGAACTTTTCCACCTGATCACCGGCCAACATGCGCGTGACGGCATCGAACTCCGAAGCCTCCAACGGCAAGCCGGTGGCCAGCGCCTTGTCGACGGCCTCCTTGGATGCGCCGAAATCCAGCATTTTCTGCGTCAAGTCTTCCAGGCGCGCAGCGATGGACTCGTCCGTGCGCTTATCGAACTCCAGCGCGGCTTGCGATACGCCCGCAATCATGGTGGCCACATCGGCCATTAACTTGGCCGACTCCAGCATGATGGGCGCCAGTTCCACAAAGGCCGTTTTCAGTTGCAGGTCGATTACCTTTGACGCTTGGCCAAACTGGTTTTCCATGTCTTCCGCTGACCGGATCAAGTCCTCGTCAACCACCAGACCCAATTCCTTGGCGCGGGCGATCATGCCGTCCATCCCATCCGCCTGCCTGACAAGCATGCGCGCCACATCTGCGCCGCCCTCACCAAAGGCCGCATAGGCGATTGTGGACCGCTGCGTGGCCGTCTCGGCCTGCTGCAGCGCCGTGGTCATGATGCGCAAGCGCGCGTCATTATCCACCGTGTTGCGCAACATCTCCACCAGTTCGGGGTTGATGTCCTTTAGCCGGGTGTAAAGTTCGCCTTGGTTTGCCGCCAGTTCGGAATGCCGCTTATCCAGTGCCCGGACGGCTTGTTCCACTTTGGCGAAGTTCACGCCCTCATCAATCGCGGCCGAATTCAAGGCCTGAAAAGCGTCTGTTGACAAAAGCAGGGTGTCAGCCGACTTGCCAATCTGGTCAAACGCCGAAATTGCCTCCCGTGAAATCCGCATGGCCCCGGCCAGCGCCACACCGATGGCCGCCAGACCAGCGCCCGCGGCCGCGCCCACCGGGCCCAAACCTGCCAGCACGCTGGTCAATGAACCGCCTCGCGCAGCCATGCCCTGAATGCTGCCATTCAATTCCTTGGCCGTCTTGTCCACGGCTTTCATGCCGGTATTGGCCTTGCGCGATCCGGCCTCAATCTTGCGGGCGGCTTTCTCATACTCGCCGCCCATGTCTTTCATGGTGCTGATTAGTTCGTCGCGGCCCTTCACGCTTAGGCGGAGGCTCACTTCATTGTTGCGGTTCGCCATCTAGTTGGCACCCCTTTCTGCCGCGCGCGCCTGACCCGTCAGGCGGCCGGTTTCAATTGCTTTCAGGCAGGCCATGACCACCTCCCGCCGCAAGGCGCGGTCAGGATCGGCCAAGGCCAGCGCCGCCATGAAGTCCAGGCCGGTGCAGATCACGCTGCCCCCATGCACTGACACCACCCCGGAATAACGCCAGACACCCTCCGACTGGCAGGCCCGCCAGCTGGCTGCGCCTTCCGGCGTATCGGGCGCGAAATCATCCACTGGGCAAATACTGCCGTCCGTGTTCCGCTTTCCACTGGCGCATGGCCAGCCAAGGTCGCGGCACCCTTTGCAGATTTGGGCGCCGCCACCCCAGAAATAGTCGGCGCGGCGCCTTAAGGCTTTCCCTCAGTGCTGGCCTCGAATATCGGCGCCAGCGCCAGCTGCAGGAAATACTGCGCCAAGGATTTGCCCCGGTGCCAATCGCTCATTGCCAGCGCAACATTGCGCCGGGTGAAGGGTTCCGGCTCGCCATTCTCAGCCACAAAGCCGCGCCAATCCGTTGCCACCAGCATGGCCAACTCCGTGGCCTGCAGCGTTGTGGCCACGCCAATGCTGGCGTCGGTGTCTTCCACCAAGGCCTCCGGTGGCAGTTCATCCAGACCATATGACTGGCGCACGTCATCGGCATCATGCAGGCCACGGGCGGCCTTGCCAGCGCGTTCCAGCGCCAGCTCCCATTCCATGGCACTGGCCGGGCGCATATGGAACTCCACCGCATCGCCCTGCGCAGGGTCACCCACTAGGGTGACCCAATCGCGCGTTTTACGTTTCAGCGAGCGCCCCATCAGAACGCGTCCAGTTCATTGACCAGCGTGACGGTCATGGCCGGGGCCGCTGCGCCCTGCGTGGCCACGATGCGGCCTTGGAACTCCACCGGGCCCACCCCGCCAACGGCCGGGCTGATGCGTTCGCCATAGCAGCGCGGCATGGTGAACACCAGCGAACGGCTGGCGCTGATCGGCACCGACACAGACGCTTCAAACGGGGTGCCGGACTCGCCTTGGAACTTGTCCAGGGCGGCATTGGCGGCCGCCGTCTTGTCCAGCCGGATGCGCGGCGTGATTTCGGCCGAAGCATCACCGGCAAACATGGCGGCCGGGAAGCGGGAGCCATCCGCAAAATTCTCCGGCTGCAGATTGTTGGAATAGTTGAAGCTGCCACCCACGCAGCGCCCCAGCGATACCCCGTCCACGGCGAACGTGGCCAGCGTGGCCGCCGCCTTCACCCGGTTCCACACATCAGGCGTCTGGCCATCAAACAGGGAATTGCCCGCACCCTTGATGTCGCGCACCTCACGCGCCACCAGCCCCAGCTGGGCGCGCTTGTAACCGGCCTCCTTGTCAAAGCTGAAATTGAGGCTGTTGACCATCGCGCCAATAACGCCTTTCCAGCGGTTTTCGCCCAGCGGAATTTCCAGCGTGGCCGCTGGCAGGTCATCCTTGCCAGACGTGAAAACGTGCGTGTAAGGGTCCTCGGTGCCCGTGGTGACAGGATCGCCCAGCAGCCCTTTCAACCAGAATGCAATGCAATTCAGATCAATGCCCACCGTGACATTGCCGGAAGGGTTCGGAAGGGATGGCGCGGGCGTTGTCATATCCCGCTCGTTGTGAACATCCGGGCGGATTTCGGGGTCCGACTCCAGCCCTTCGCCGGGCTGCAGGCTTTCGTCATAATAGGGCAGCTGGACCGCCCCGGCGCTCGCGGGCGTCTCAAAATCGGATTGAAACGCGCCCGTCATGATCAGTTTTTTGCCCTGCAAAGTGCCCATGGCTTGAATTCCTTGTGTTGTCCGTGAAGTGATGAAAGGGGCGCGGCCTTACTTGATGCCAATGACGCGGCCACCGGCCAGATTTACGTCCCGCTGCGTGGCAACTCGCGCCTTGCCATCGGCCACCAGACTGTCAATCAGGGCCGGGGCACCGCGAACAACGCGGCCGGGCGGCGTGTCGCCATGAAATGCGGTCAAAACCGCGCGCTTTTCCTGCACCGCAGGGGCGGGTGCCGGGTTGGAAGGCTTGGCGCCGCTGCCTGCGGTCATCGATGCCGGGCCCGGCGTTTTGTCAGTGTCTGCCATGGTCTCAGTCTCCTGTTAGCCGAACACAGTCGGCGCGGTTAAGGTCATTTCAATCGTGATGGCGGCCGCCTTGGCGCCTTGATAGCCATTCAGCACAAACCGCTCCGGCGGCTGGCTGACGCGCACCTCGTCAACGATGCCGCCCAGCGTTCCATCCATGGAAACAAACAGGCGCCCCAGCGCCTCCATGATCTGGTCAAACTGCGCGTCCCGTTTTTGGGGGTCTGGCTCAATCACAACCACTTCCAGGCGCGCGGGCTGGATCAACTCCACCTCTTGATCGTCCGCACTGCCACAAATCAGCTCGGCATCCACCGTGCTGCGTTGGTCGACAAGGTTCATAAGCCCCCGCACGCCCGTGCGGCTTTCGGCCAGCACTTCAGCCAGCACAGAATTGCGCAGCACCTTGTCCGGTATAGCGTCAAGCCCCTGCGCCATCGCATCCAGAAGCTCGTGAAGGGCGCAATATGCGCGCTCAATCTTGGTTGTCATGGTTTGTGCTCCTACAATCCGGCGCGCTTGATCGCATTGGCCAGCTGGCGCGGGTATTCGCTCTCGAACTCCCGCGAAATCCGTTCAAAATCGGCCGCAACATCCAGCCGCTGCTGCATCACCGCCTCGTCAACCAGCCAGAAAAGGAAAATTGTGGCGGTGCCTTTGCCCCACTTGCCTGTTTTCGTCTTTTTGCGGAGTGTCACCCGGCCGGTTTTGGTCAGGCCCACGCCTTCGGCGGCAAGGATCGCCGGGCGAACCCGGTTCGCCGGGATCACAAACAGGCGGTCCCCGAATTTCTGGCGCGCATAATCCACCTTGGTTTCAGGGCCACGCGGGTTTGGGAAATTTTCGGCCGGGCTCCCCGGTATTGGAATTGCCAGTTTCTTGCCATTGCCCGCCCGGATGGTTTCGCCCTCATTGGCGCGCACAATCTGGTCGGCCTTGGAATAAAACAGGATGGCAGGCTCGATGGCCTTACCATCGCGCGGGTAGATCTCCGCACGCCATGACTTGTCCAGCATGCCCAGCCCCGCATCACGCAGGGAGCCGCGCAACCGCACCAGCCCCTTGTCCTTGATGGAGTCCAGCGTGCTGCGCCCGGCTTCGGCCACGGCCGCGCGCACATCACTTTGGAAGCCGTCCAGGTTGCCAGCCAATGCGGCCTGAAACTGCAGGCTGCCCACCATGTCAGTCTGGCGCCTTGGTAATCATGCCTTGGCAGGTCCACTCACGGCGCGCCCGGTCCAGCCGTTCCGGCGCTGCCGTAATCAGGAAATGTTCGTCGGTGTCCGGAAGATAGAAGCGGCCGCCTTTCTCCGGGGCCGCCAATTCCTTCACCCGGCATTTCATCGCGCCGCTATCAACCACGGGCGCGACATTCAGCCCGCCCAGATCAAGGCCGCGCTCCTCACCTGCGCGCATCAGCGCAACAGGCAAGCCGCCACCGCTGACCGGCTGAACGTCCGGCGCGAAATATTCCGCAGGGGTCGCATGCGGGCCCTCATAGTTGGCGTCCAGAACAAGGTCAGCGATGGCAGACGACATGGCGATTACTTCCCGCCAGCCGCGTCTGGTTGCGCCGTGATTTCATCCGCAACGGCCTGCTGGGCAGCTTCCACCGCCTCCGCATGGTCAGCCTTCAACAGTTCGATGACTTTACCGAGCGACTCGATTTCCAGTTTGGCCGTCTCGTGGGCGTCTGCATATTCAGCATTCGCCGCAAGCGCCTCGTCGCGGTCCAGCGTCAACTGCGCAACCTGCGCTTTCAGGTCCTTGATTTCGGCGCGGGCTTCAGGGTCTGCAGCCTTCGATTTCTTGACCGGCTTGTCGGCCACCGCGATCAGCTGCCCATTCTTGACAAACTGCGCGGCCTGATCTTCCGGCAGCCGGATGGTGTCTCCGGGGCCCTTGGCAATGCGCTGCTTACCCTTCCGAACCGGGAAGGTTCCGCGCAGGATTTCGTATTCAGTGTCGGCCATGGCGGCCTCCTCTTGCTGGTTGTTTTCGTTTGAAGTGGGAAGCGCCAGCGGCCGGTCAGCCCGGCCGCTGGTCAGCGAACCCGGTTCGCCTTAGCCGACCGTCGCCCGCATGGAGCCGTTGACATTCATGGGGAAGACAACCGGCGCCGATTGCGTCTCGGCAATCAGGCGGTCGGGGTTGCGTTCCTCATACGTGCGCGGCGCCATTTCCAGCGGCTGGAACGTGTCCACGCTTTGAATGGCCGCATGGGCCTGCACGCCTTCCAGCGCAGCCGAACCCATCAGCACCGTGTTTTCCGGCAGGAACTTGGCAACCGTGCCAGCTTCGGTTTTGTATGTCTGCTGATAGACATAGAAGTCGAAGTCGCCAGACGTGCCCACATAGCGCGCATGGCTCACATCATCCGGGCTGATCGGGCCCAGCTCAATCTGGGCATTGCCGCCACCCCGGCGATTGTCGAGCGCCTCAAGGAAGGCCGCGTCCTTGCGGGCCTTGCGCCACGCAGACAAGTCCATGACCACCTCGTTAGGCGCCACGCCGCAGGCATCCTGCACGTTGATGGCCCAGTCCTCCAGATCATCCAGAACACTGACGCCAGCCTCGCCCCAGCGGTCACCACCGGTCAGCGCCACATCCAGCGCCGCTTCACGGTTGAAGTCCAGGACGATGGGCTCGGCGTAGCCTTCGCCCGTCAACGTCACCTTGCCATTGACCAGCATCTGGGCCGCCATCCATTCCTTGGTGCGCAGGATTTGCTTGCGTTGGCCGTCCAGAACATCCAGCGCAATGGCGTTGAAGCGTTCCTCCGGGGTCAGATCTCCGCCCAGCGGCTCACCCGCGCGGCGCTTGAGTGCGCGGCCCGGCTTCACGGCTTCATCAAGCTTGATGTATGGCGCCTCGATGGACGACACCTGCGTGGCGCCAGATTGCTGCCGGGAAGCCTTGACGTCCGGGTGAACGAATGGCGCCAGCTTGCGGCCTTCCACGATCTTGTCAAAATGGATGTATTGGTCCTCGAACTGCACGGCAGACGGGAAGAACTTGTCCAGCAACCAAGTGGACGGCTGATAAAGTGCGTTGACCACCCCCAGCAGGGCGCGGGTGTCAGCGGTGCGAATGTCAATTGTCATTGCTCAAACCTTTTTCTTGCAAATGATCTGGGGAACGAAAAAGGCCCACCAAATGGCGGGCCTTTCGGGTCAGGAGTTTTGGAGACGCTTAGGCGTCAGGGTGGCGAACGTTCGGCAGGAAGCAAGGCGTCCCGATCCACGCATTGCGCACGGCATCCACATCATGGCCGGTGCCGATTTTCAGCATGGCCGGGTCGAAATCCCCGGCAATCCATGCCTGCGCCTCAACATCACCACCCGTGGCGTCGCAATCATGCATCAGCACCACCGGGCGGATTGCTTCGGAGCCGTCATCGCTGGCAGCAACAGACTGGCGCCACTTACCGTCTGCAGTGACTTGCCCCAGCACAGAACCCGCCTCCAGGTCCTCGCCGCTCTTGATTGTGAGGGTAGCGCGGCGAACGATGACGCCGCCAACTTCAATGTCCTTGTGCGTCACAAGTTCGGTTTGATGGAAGTCCATGTGGAAAGTCCTTTTTTCACAGTGTCAGGAAATCAGGGAAGGCCGCGCCTTCCGCGTCGGGAAGCGGGGCAGGCGAAACCCGCCCCGGATCATTTGGCGCCGGGCTTAAGCCTTCGGCTTTTGGCGCAGGCGGCCGGGGCCCATCGCCTTGACGTAATCGCCCAGCAGCTGGTCAGTTGCACTGGCTTGCTCGCCATTGCCGGCTGGCCGCGCATTGACTGGCGTGTCCGTCCGCGAACTGATCGCATTTGTCCGGGCCGCTGCTTTCAATGCCTTCTTTGCAGCCTTGAAGCTCAAGCCAGCCGAGACAAGGCTGGCCGCATAGGCGGGCATGGCCTGCGCTTCCGGCAAGCCCATGACGGCCGCCGCGCGCTTTTCATCTTCGGTGGCGTCTGCGTCATCCGACTCGTCGTCGTCTTCCGACTCGGCTTCGCCGCCGTCTTCCGGCTCGCCGCCTTCTTCCGTGGTCGGCTCGCCTTCGGAAGCGGCTGGCGAGCCTTCTTCCTCTTCTTCTTCTTCCTCTTCTTCGGCTTCAGCCTCTTCCATTTCTTCGGCATCGATGGCAGCAAGCTGCGCCATGAGTTTCTGCCGTTTGGCCAGCCGGTCAGTGGCGGCCGCATTGCGCTGGTTCATTGTTGGGGCTCCTGTTTTCGCTTCGGTAGGGGTTCCGGCAGGTGCTGCCGGGGCGGCCGCCGCTAGGGCGGGCGATACGTGGGCGACCAGTTCGCGGAAGGCGTCAGCCTCCCCCATGATCGCATCAACCAATTTCAGGTCCACACCTGACCGCACCGGGTCATCATGGTGCGCCGTGTAAACACGGGCCTCGGTGGCCAGAATTTCCGACTCGGTCAGCTGGCTGCGCCCCTGCGTGACAGCGGCCACAAATTCGCGGCCAGCTTGGTCAACCATGGCCTGCAGGTCTGCAGCTGCCTCGTCGCTCAATTCCGCGAAGGATGCCGCAGCGGTTTTCTGGGCACCAAACTGCAGCGCCGTAACCTTGACGCCAGCGCGCTCCAGGGCGGCCGCATTCTGCATATGCAGGATGACCGCGCCCATGCTGCCCACCAGACCGGCGCGCGGGGCAATAATGCGGTCAGCCTGCGCACTGATCCAGTAGGCGGCCGAAGCGGCACAATCCGCGTAAACCCAAATGGGCTTGCCACCTGCGGCCTCGCGGCCTTCCTGCAGCGTGCGGGTCAACGTATCAAGGCCACCAGCCACCACACCGCCGGGGCTATCAACGCGCAGGAAGATGCCCTTAACCCGGTCGTCCGCAAGCGCGGTGCGGATGGCTGCGTCGAGCGAGTCGTACCCATGCCACCACTCGCCGCAGAATGACGTGCCCTTGTCTGAAATTGCCGTGTCCAGATTAAGCGTTGCAATCCCATCCTTGAGGGTCAGCCCCCATTCCAGCGAGTCGTCAGGCTCGCCCATCCAGACGGGGCAATAGGCAGCCGGGCCGTTCGGAACGGCCACGGTCTGGGCGTCAACGTCCTCCTGATCGAACGCTGCAGGTCGGCGCGCGCGGCCACGCAAACCAATTGCCCGCAAAGCCGCATCAAACCGGCTTTCAGTTTCCAGCACGCCGGGCACGGAGGCCTGCAGGCGCGTGGCCAGATCTCGCGCAGCGTCAGCCTGCATCAGCAGCGGGCGGCCCGAATGACGGGCGGCCAGTGTCGTCATGTTCGTCATTGGTCTGCAGTTCCTTCCTCGGATGATTGCGGGGCGCCCAGAACCGACGCCAGGTCCAGTTCGGTCAAACCCATTTCGCGCAGTTTTTCGCGTTCCACTGCCAGCTGCTCGAGGGTGTCTTCCCAATCGCGGCCTTGGTCTGCGCAGATTTGGTCAAGCGTGGTGACGCCCATCTGACGCAGCAATTCATTCGCCTGCGCCTCTTTCAGCGGGTCAACGTATCCCCGGCCGGGGCCGGTCCAGTTCGCATTCAAGTAAGCGCCGGGCTCGTCTTCAAAGTCTGGCCAGCCATCCGGCTCCACCAGATACCCCCGATAGAATGCCTCCGTGATGACTTCGGCAAAGATAGGCGACACCGTGTCAGCGATGAATGAGGCGCGGTCCTCGGTCACAATGCGCCACGTTTCGGCCAACGCCGCACGGGCGGCCGAATAGCTGACGCTTTCCCAATCTTCCGAAAGCACCATATACGGAAGGCCCAGCGCCGTGGCGAAGTCCTGCAGATAAGCTTTCTTGAACGCCCCGAATGCGCCCACCTGCCGAGTCGTATTGTTGATTTCCACCTCGTCGCCCGGCGCCAGCGCAGGAATTTTATTGTCCTTCACAGACAAGCCACCGGGCCCATAAATGCCCATGCGTGAGTCGTGCCATGATGTGCCGATGGCGGCCACGTCTGGATTGTCGAGGCCCAGCGCTTCCACCACGGCCGCAGGGTCAAAGCCTGATTTGATGAACGCGGCAAAGGTGGCATTGATGACAGCCGCGCCGATTTCGGCCTCCGTGAACCGCTGCAGGTCACGGAAAGCCAGCAGGATGGGCGCGAAGGGTGAAACGCCGCGCACTTGTTCCGCGCGCTCCTCGTCAAACGCATGTATCACGATGCGGCGCCCATCATCCCCAATGCGCGGAACACGCGTCCACGACCAGCGCTTGGATGACCAGCGGAAGTCGTTGCGGTGGGAGTCGCGGAAATGGTAGGCCATAGCCTCACCATCTTCATTGAACTCCACGCCCTGCGTCAGTTCATCCGTGTCCGGCTTCTCATTCGGGTTTGAAAGCCGGTCGGTGTCCATATCCTGCACGCAGGTGGCAAACTTGGTGCCGCGATCCGGGCGCCAGCGTAACACCGCGATATTTTCGCCCGTGGTGAACCGCTCCGACCAGAGAACACGCAGCAACTGGCCGAACGTGCGGCGCCGCTTCACGTCACACTGGCGGCCCGGATCATCAGCCCAGCTGCGCCAAACAGCCTCGATCTGGCGCCCAAAGCGCAGCGCTTCCGTGGGTTCCACCCCCAGCGTGCTGGCTTCCGGCTTTGACCGAAGGGACAGCCCCATGCCGATTGTCTGGGCGCGCGTCTTGCGCATGGCGCCCGCAGCCACACCGCTATTGCGCATCAGGTCACGGGCACGCGCCGCGATCCGGTCACGCGATGCCGTCTCATTCACAGACGGCAGGGGCGCCGTGCTCCATGCGCGGGTTTGCTGGCGATCTGCGCCAGCGCCATCAAAACCCCGGCCGGTCATGAATGCGGTGCGGGCCGACGCGCGCAGCGGGCGGCCATGCTGATCAACTAGAACGGGCCGGGTCATCAGTACGTCATCCGGGCCGGGCGGCTGGCCACACCAGTCAGCCGGTTCAATTCGGCGCGTGCATCGCGGCGCATGCCCTGCAGCAACTCCACATTGCCGGGGCCATATTCCACGCTGTTGCCTTCATAGGACAGCTTAACTTTGCGGTTTCCGGTGCCGATTTCCAGCAACGCGGCATCAATCTGGCTTATCTGCGTTTTCAGTTCGGCAATTCTGGCTGCGCTCATATCGTCCGCTTTCTTACTATTGATGCTGCGCGCGCATCTTCCGCACCCACTCCGGCACTTTGCCGGTTGTTGGCGTGGGGTTGGAAACGCGCGTTTCAGGAATGGCCACCGGGGCCGGTTTCTCTTTTTCGGTCGCCACGTCCAGGGCGTCACCATTGCCAGACCACAAGGCCTCCAACGGCCCGGCCGCGTCATCTTCCTCCGGCTTTCGGCGCGCATCAGCCAGCGCCGCCCAATCGGCCCATGTCTTCCGGTCAAGCGACTGGTGGGTCGCCAGCGCCATTGAATACACCGCCAAATCCAGCTGCTCATTGGGCTGACTTTTCGGCTTATCCCAGACCAGCGTGCGCTTGCCGCCGACTGACTTTTCCGTCAGGTATTCGGCCGTGATCTGCTCAGCCATTTCAAGGCTGATCTCCGGAGGCAGGAACAGCGAACCGGGTTCGCGGCGATTGGTGCCACGCAGGCCTGCAGCCATCGCGCCGGGGTCGGCGCCCATGTCTACAGATGCGAAGGCTTGCCCGAGTCCGTAATACACCCGGCGCTTCAGATTGTGGCCACCCACCAGCCAAAGCTGGACCCGCCCGCGCATCTTGCCGGTCGTCGTGCGCACCCGGCTGCCTTTGACCAGCGGCCCGGACTCCCGGTTGTTGTGGCCTTTCAGGGCTTTCATGCCCATATTGCGCGCGGCCGCTTGGTAAGCCTGCTGCGTGTAATGGCCGCCCGTATCGACGCCGAAATCATCAAAGGTCAACGGCACGCAAGCGCGGCCGGGCCATTTGCGATTTTGCACCATGGCCAGCTCGGCCCATGCGCGCGGGTCATCTGGTGGCAGCGAAATCACGCCCCAATCAACAAGGGCGCCACAGGTGGCCGGAACGCCCGGCGCCACTTCCCCGGCCGGTGCCGTGAAATCCTTGTCGCTGATCGGGCCCCACGCATAGGCGGCCCACTCAATCCGGTCGGTCTGCACATCGGCCGCGCCGGTCAGCATCCAGCACCAGTCCGGAATAATCCCCCGGCGCAGCCCCACCAGTTTTTCCGTGGCCGGATGGCGCGCCAGTTCCACAAGCCGGTCAGCCTTTGGCCGGTCCATGACCGGCTCGAAGGGTTCGGCCAGAACCTGCTGGTAAAATGTGCGCTGCTTATCCGGATGCGCCTTGCCTTCCTTGTGCCCGGCCCATATCGCGCGCCAGCTGGCAAATGGGCTGTAAGCCTGCCACAAATGAAAGCTAGGATAGCGCCCCTCGCGCGGGCGCTTGCGCCATTCGCCCAGATCATCCGCAGGCACCACCAAGGGCGGGGCCGGGTTCCGGTCCTCGTCAGTCTCAAACGTTGCCAGCCAGACGCCGCCGTCCAGCGCGCGGGGCAGATCTCCCTGCCGCATGATCGAACCGCAGCACGGGCGCACGAAATACGGCGCCGGATCGCTGGCGCCATCTTCCGGGTCATCGCAGCGGAAATGCTCAAAGTGCAACGGCGCGTAATCGCCGCAATCCTTGCACGGCAGATAGAAAAGGCGCTTGTCGCCTTCCTCGTACATTTCAGAAATCCGGCAGCTGCCCTTATCGCCGGGCGTGCTGGCTGCAATTTCCTTTCCGTCTTCCCCCCACGCATCCAGCCGGTGGCGCGCCTGATCAATCGGGTCGCCCCGGCCATCCGTGTCAAACGGGTAATCGGTGGGCTCCTCCAGGATCAAAAGCCCGGCCGTTGTCGATTGCAATTCCTTGGCGGTTGACGCCGACACCAGCTTAAGGAAGCCGCCCCGGAAACGCTTGAACCGGGTCGACGAACCTTCCTCAGACCGCGAACGGTTCGCCCTGACTTTCAGCTTAAGCGCCTCGGTCACTTCCAGCATGGGCTCCCATTGTTCGCGGTTCCACGCTTGGCACTTGTCGAGACTGGGCGCCATCAGGATGGCCCCGCGCGGCGCGGTGTCCACCATATGCGCCAGCGCATTGTTCATGGCCTGCGTTTTGCCCACCTGCGCACCCGCGCGCACCACAACCCGGCCAGCCGGATGATTGACCCCCATGCAATCCATGGGCTCGCGCAGATACGGCACGCGATCCGTTCGCCATTTGCCGGGATACTTGGAGCCGGACTCCGCGCTGATCATTCGGAACTGGTCAGCCCATTGCGAAACCGACAACTCCGGTGGCGGAGCGGCTGAAATTGCGATCTGCGCAAAAACGATACTGGCGCCATGCGCCAACGCGGAAAAGGCGGCCATGGCTACAGGCCCGCAAGCCCTTGCTGCACGGGTGCCGGTTCATCCGGCTGCGGCGTAACCAAGTCGGCCTGCTGGTGCGCCTCAGTCATCCGGCGAAAAGCCGACTCGAAGTGCTCCTCGTCCAGTTCGCACCCAATAAAACGCTTTCCCATGTTCAGGGCGGCCACGCCCGTGGTGCCAGACCCCATGAACGGGTCCACAATGACGCTGGCGCCCGGCACCAGACCGATACACCACTCCATCAACGCAATCGGCTTTTGCGTGGGGTGCACGCGGGACACGCCTTTTTCACTGGCCTTTAGAAGCCCTTTCCAAAGATGGCTGTAAATACGATCTTTGCCGCGCCCCTTCATCCAGGCGAACTCGACGTCCGAGAACGCATCATTAAGGTTGACGCCTGCCAACTTGTCCCACGCCAGCCAGCGGCCATGCGGCAAGCGCGCCGCAAAATGGTTGCCACCCCACATGATGACATGATCGAACCGCAGGAACGGCGCCGGATCAAATGGCACATCATCCCCGGCCACGGCCTTGGTGTTGCGATTGTCTGACAGGCCCTTGCCGCCACCAGAATGCTGGTAGGCGATGCCATAGGGCGGGTCGGATACGATGGCCACGGAGTTTGATAGCTGCAGCGCGGTCAGGATTTCAGACTGGTCGCCCAGATACAGAGTCGCCGGGCCCACCTGCTCACGCCTGCGCCATGGCTTGGCGCCTTGTTCGGCCGTCACGCGAAGCGCTCCTGTAGCCGGTCAATGTGTTTTTCCGGCCGGTGGCGCAGGTAGGCGGCCAGAACGGTCAGGCGGCCGATGCGGCCCTGCACCTCATTGGCGCTTTCATTGGTCAGGGCGGCATTGCTGCTGGCCACGGCGCTGACCAGACCCTTAAGCCCATCGCGCACCATGTTTTTCATGGCGGCCCGAACCGCGCGCTCCTCCTCACCAGCCAGCCCCAATTCGGCGCTAAGTACCTGCGCGGCATCAGGCACGGCCTGAAACAGCTGCTGACGAAACTGCACAACGGCATCGGCCACACCGGCCGTCACTTCATCGATCAGGACAAGGTCGCCGCAAAGTTTGGCGTTTTCCATCTCCGCTTTTTCCACCTGCAGCTCCTTCAGGCGCTGGGCGGGCGAAATCTCAAACACGTTTGAACCGCTGGGCGCGGCATCGGCCGGGGTCTCCGGCGCGTCATTGGCAGGCAGGCTGACCAGCTGGGGCTCGGCTTCCAGCCGCTTGCCGCCGGTCATGATTTCGCGGTCGTAGTTCTGCAGGCGATGGTTGCGAACGGCCGAAAAGGAAACGCGCGGGCCGTTTGGCGTGTTGATCTTTAGTTTGTGGTCATCGCAATACTGGCTCAGGCCTTGGCGCGAAATTTCGTCACCCTTGTCGGCAAGGGCGCGCGCACATGCGGCAAGTGTCATCAGGTCATCAGGGTGTGACATGGAGCGAACCCGGTTCGTTTGGGGCTGCCGGGGCGCAACCTGCGCCAACTTGCGCAAGGCTTTCCGGGGCTGCCGATACTAAAAAAACATCGCGCGCTTCGCCTGCCCGCATGGTGCAGACGCTGGACAGGACCCGCGAAGGCCTGCGCGCGCTAAAAAAAAGGCCCCGCCTGCCGGGTTAGGGCGGGCGGGGCAGTCAAAGGGAGAAACACCTCACAACCGCGAACACCAGACGGCGCCGGGCCTACAATTGGAAAAATCGGCCCGGCCGTTCATGCCGTCTGGTCTGCGCTTTGCTCAGGGATTGTGCAGGGTGCGGACGAGCCTCCAGGATGATGGGGGCGGGAAGCCCCCGGCCCGGCCGCATTCCTGCAACATGGCGAAGGGACACCGTTTTCATTGATCCGTCAACGCGCCCCCGTCTGGCAGCCCCATGCCAAGCGCCCGCGCCACCTCACAAAGCCCCGCCGCCATTGCGGTTTGCGCCGTCTGCAGATTTTTTGACGTGACGCCCACGCCCAGCGCCTTAAGCGCCCCGGTCAGGGTCTCATTGCCCAGAATGACCCGCTGCCCCGCCGAATCGGCCCACGCAGGATGACCCGCCTCGGTCACGCCCTTGGCGAAGGCCCGCGTCAGCCGGTCTGCGTGGTCACGGGTGCGCAGTGCCCGGTCGGGCACACCATCGCCCGGCGCCCGCTTGGCTGGCTTCGGCGCTTTCGGGTCAAAGGTGGGCGGCACCTTGCGGCCGTGTTTCTTGACAGCTGACACCGGCACGGCATGGCCCCAGCGATCCAGAACACTCCGCCCCCGCACGAACATGGCCGGGCCTTCCACCGGGTCAGGCAGGCGCCTGCCGGTCACGGGATCACGCCGCTGGCCGGGCTCGGCATCGGTGGCGCTGGCATCGGGCTCGGCCGCCCGCTGCATCAGGCCATCAACGGCTTGGCCAATCATGAACAGCCACCGGTCGGCCACGGCCATGTGCCAGTCATCCAGCACGGCAGACCGGCTGACCAGCCGCGCAAAGCGGTCCAGGGCGCCGCGCCGTTCCTTGGCCTTGCGGTCTGCGGCTTCGGCGCTGCGCAGCTTCCGGCGCAGTTCCAGAACCGTGCGGCCCATGCGGTCGGCTTCGGCATAGGCCCCGCGTGCGGCCAGCTGCTCAACACGGGCCTCGGCGTTTTCCAGCTGCCGGGCGATGCCGCGCGCCTGCTGCACGATGCGGCCCACCGGTGCGCGGCCGGGCTTGCGGCCCGTTGTGTCAGCCAGCCTTTGCCGGGCTTCCTGCCCACGCTGGTTGATCTGCTGCACCCGGTCGGCCAAGGCCTTGCGGCCGTCAGGCCCCAGCGGGGCGGTCAGGGTCGGGCGCTTGCGTGGTCTGGTCATCGATCAGCCCTCCACCCGGTAGGTTTCCAAATTCAGGGCACGCACCAGCTTGGCCATTGATCCGGCCAGTTCGTTCTGCAGGCGGTCAGCGGTCAGGCGGCCGGGCGCATGCAGCACCAGCACCGAGCCCTCCACCACGGCCGTGACCCCTTCCAGCCAGCGGCACACGCTTGCCCCCAGCTGGGCGGTTTCGATGGCTGACCGGAGCAGCCCTTCGCCCCCTTCAAATTCCACACCCGCCTCGCGCGCACCTGCGCGCACCTTGGTGTTAGTCCTTGGTGTTAATTCCTTATAGGGGGTGCAGGGGGAATTGCACGAAATTGCCGAATTAACGTCGTCCGTTGCCGAATTATCGGGATTAATTCGGCAATTATTGCCGCTTTCTTCCGTAGTCTGGCGTGTTTCAGCGTGTTTAAATCCGGCAATTATTGCCGCATTTTCGGTGCCCAGATCGGCCTCGGCCACGGCCTGCAGAACATCAAGCTGGCCGGAAATCGCGCTGACCCGCGCGGCCAGTTCATTGGCTCGCTTGGTGTGCTCCAGATACACCGCTTGTTCGTGTTCGGCCTTCACCGCATCGCGCAGCACCTCGATGACGCGCCGGGCGTTTTCGTATGTGGCCGGTGCGCCTATCAGCTTTGACTTACTCAGGGCCCGCGCAGCCCCGGCATGGATGCCCCGGCGCGCCTCACGCACGGCCGCTGCCACGGGGCCCAGCCTGCGCAAATTCAGCCAGTACACGCCCAGCCCGCTGGCCGGGTCCGCGCGGCGCTTTCGTCCGCGTGCGGCTGGTTGCACTTCCTGCAGCAATCCATGGCCGGTGTCAGGCGCCAGCAATTCGTCGCGCAGCTGGCGCAGACGGCGCTCCTTTAGCCGCGTGATGGGCTCCAGACTGGTCAGCGATACCCGCGCCAGCCCGGTGTCCTCGTGCATGTAGTGCGCCAAGGCTTCCAGCAATTGCTGGCGGCCGCCCGACTCCAGCACACAATCCTTGATGATGTTTACCGCTTCTCTTGACATGCGGTTTTTCTCCCCTTCCGGCGAACCGGGTTCGCTGACAGCAGGCAAGCCGCCAGCGATCACGCCTCGCGTGTTCAATAAATTCAATGCGTTACGACAGGTTGCGCCGCGATGGGCGCGCCGAACTAAGGCGGCTTGATCTGCCTGCGCCCTTGCCGTGGCGTGCCGTCTGCGCCCCGGCAGGCGGGGCCGCCAGCGCGCTCCAGGGCGGCCGCTGACACAAGGGTCAGGCCCGCGCCGGGCACCAGCAACGCAGCCGGTGGCGGGCACGGGCCCACCGTGGCGGCCACACCCGCGCGCACGGCATCCAGCACGCCCTTGGTCATCAAGTGGCGCAGGAAGGCGTCAGCCTTGCCCATGTCAGCCCTGCGGCCCGCGTGGGAACTGGAACAAGGGCCGTTCATTCTTGCTGCGGTAGCGGATCACGCAGTCGCCTGAAATCTCAGTCAGGCGCCCGGTGGCCGAGTCCACGAATGACCAGCCTTGCCCGGCCGTATCTTCCAGCACCTTGCCGGTGCTGGTGCCTTGGTAGGATACAAGGCCGCCCGTGAAGCATTGAATGTCGGCCACGCCGCCGCCCATGCGCGTGGCCGCCTTGCTGCGCGCCGCATCGGTGCAGCCGCCCAGCAAGGCCAGACCGGCAAGGGTCAGCGCGGCAATATTGGATCTCATCATCTGGTGTTTTCCTTGGTTGGAACTGCCGGGAAGCCGCCCGGCGCGGGCCATGTCTGGCAATCGTCAGTCGGCGGCCGGTTCCGGCTTCGCGGCATGCTTCGCCATGTAGGCCTCGGCTTGCGACTTGAAGTTCTTGAGCACCGTTTGCAGCGATGGCTTGCCCGCCGCCAACTCACTGTCCACCACGCCATCAATGGCAGCGGTCAGGTCATCAATCAGGCTGGTGGCGCGCTTGGCCGCTTCCGTGGTGCGCTCAATCACCTGTTGCCTCAATTGGTCATTGCTAAGCATGTCATTCTCCCTGCATGCAGATTGTGCCGGGTGCCGCCCGGCGCGGTGTTAGCCTTTGACGTGCTCAATGGCCTTGTCGGGGTCTGCGGTGCGCCAGTCAGGCCACGTCCGGCCCTCATTCTTGGCCTGCTTCGCCTTGACGGCTGCCACCACTTCCGCAGGCGCGTGACCGGCCCGCCATGCGCCATCCATGGCCAGCAGGATGACGTCCGCCCATTCTTCCAGATCAAGCGGCTCGGCTTCGAGTTCGATCAGTTCCCGGCGCAAATGGTCAATGACACCAGACAAGCGCGGCTCCGGGCCGAACGTTGCCAGCGACCAAGCCTTTTGCCTTTCCAGGTGCGCCTCCCAGTCACCCATAAAGCGGATGCCGCCTTGCGTGATATGGTCAGCCCTAAGCGTTCCTGACAGAAAGCCCCGGCCGCTATCAATCGCCCCAGTCATGAGTGCCCCCCTTTTGGCTCCTCGCCCAGCGGCGTGGCCTCAGTTTCCGGGTCACCATACTCGCCGCAGCCAATCCCCACCTGCCCACGGCCCAGCCCGTCAACGTACCGCGTCCAGTGGCGCCAGCCTTCCGGGCACTGAAAACCCCACTCGCGCACTTTCGGCCCGAACTGGAACAAGGTGTAACCGGGCTCGATGACTTCCAGCCGGTGCTGCATTTCTGCGGTGCGCTTCACAATATCGCCCGGCATCAGGAAGCGGTCGCCCAGACGCGGGCGCCGTTCCAGCAGCATGCCTGACAGCACAATGGAAACACTGTCCCACGGGTGGTCGTGATAGGCGCGCGGGTCATCATCGCGCAGGAAGCGGTGCAGGTATATGCCGCCCAGATCGCTGCGCGGGGTCAGATACCAACGCAGCAAATAGGGCTCGCCCACCGGGCCGATGGCGAAGTCGGCCGGGCGGCTTTCCGCATACTGTTCAAACCATGTTGATGCACACATGCGCAGGCCCTCAGAAAATCAGCTTGAAGTCTGACGTGTGGCCAGAAATCAGCGCGTCACAAACCCGCCGCGTGGTGTCAGCCGACTCCATGCGCAGATAATCCGAAAGCGCCAAGGCAGCGCCCAGCGGGTCATCCTCGAAGCCGTGAGGGTCGCAAAAGCAGCACCCGTCGCGGAAGTCTTCGCGCATCCCCTCAATCGCCGCTTTCAGGTCAGCCGCAAATGTGGGCGCTTCGGCCTTCGCGGCTTCCGTGAACACATCCCCCTCCAGCCATTCCACCAGATCATCCAGCGTGCGAACTTTTCCAGGCGCGGCTGACTCGGCGGCCGGGGCGGCTTCGGTTTCGGTTTGATCTGTCATGACTTACACCCTCAGTGGCATGATGACTTGAACAAGGGCGTCGCCCTCACGCTGCAGCAGCATGGGCGATTGCCCGTCGCTGTAATTCAGGCTGATTTCCGAACTTGAGACGCGGTCCAGCGCGGCCACCAGATACTTGCCGTTCACACCGATGGGCGCAGCGTCCACGATGTCAGGGTGCTCCATGAACGCTTCCACCCATTTGCCGTCCTGCTGCACATGGGCGGTCAGCTTCCCATCCGCGCCAGTCAGCTTGACTGCGTTGGATTTCTCCGTGGTCGCCGCAATCGCAAGGTTGACCGCTTCGCGGGCTTCAGCCACCGGCACGGTCTGCGTGAACTTGAAAGGCGGTTTCGGGATCACGCGGCCATAGTCAGGAAACGTGCCGTCCACCAGCTTGACGCGGAAGGCATCACGCCCGGCCGTCAACTGCATCATGGATTGGCCGATTGACAGCACGACCGGGTCCGTTCCCAGACCGGCCAGCTTGACAAGCGGCGCCAACGCCCAGCGGGGCACAATGACGGGCTCGAAGGGCGCCAGTTCATGGCCGCTGGCTGTAACTGCTATGTGTGCCAGCCGGTGCCCATCGGTGGCCGTGAACAGCAACTGGCCGCCCCGGTGCTCCATCAGCACACCATTCAGATAATAGCGCGTCTCCTCACTGCTGACCGCGTGGGACACCGAATTCAGCCCGCTGGCCAGCATTCCGCCTGCAATCTCGAATGACACGGCGTCATCAATGCTGCCCAGCTTCACAAAATCCGTAGCCGGAAGGGTGGGCAGTTCGGCCTTGGCCTTGCCGCAGAAAATGCCCAGCCGGTGCTCCCCCGTCATCGACAGGGTGACTTCGCCTTTCATCTTGCCAACCAGATTGTGAAGCATGGCCGCGTCCACCGTAGTGGCGCCCCCGGCCGTCACGTCTGCCACATCGGCGCCCAGCCCGGTTTCAGCCTGCTGGTCAAGGTTCGTGGTGTAGAAGCTGACGCCAAGGTCCGGGTCGGCTTCGATCAGCACGTTTAGCAGGATTGGAATTTGTGCCTTGCGCACAATCCCCGCTTGCACCCGGCTTAGAACTTTCTGCAGTTCGGCAGCGTCTGCCGTGAAGGTAAGGCCGTGGCGGCCCGCTGTTTTATTCTTGGCCATGCGGGCCGTCTCCTTTCATCAGGGGTGGGAAGTTCTGCACTGCCTTCAGGTCTGGCTGATAGGCCGGGCGCTTGGCGTGCGCGGTGTAGGTTTCGAGCCACGCAATCGCGTCCAGGAACGAAACGCCGCGCACCGCCATGACCAGAAACAGCTTGCCCGGCTTGGCCTTGCAGCCATCCGCAACGCATGCCCCGCTGCCGGTGGACGTGTCTTCCTGCAGCGTGTTCTGGCCGCCGCAGCGCGGGCAGTTCCACCCGGCGCGGCTTGATCCGGGCACGCCCAGCGCCCACGCCACCTCGCCAAACGTGACGGCCGCCTGCGCCTCACGCGCGCGGCGCTCAATCTCACATGCGGGCATCACAGGCGCCCCCCGCGTTCCGGCAGCAACGGGTTCACCTGCCGGGTCACATTCGGCAGCGGCGCAACAGCAGGCCGGTGCGCATCGCAATACTGATGTTTGGTCAGCGCGCCGCAGGCCTGCGCCTTGCCATCCCTCACCACATGGTAAGGGCACTCGCGCAGGGCGGGCTTGACCGGCTCGGCCTTCGGCTTCGGCTTGGCGTATTCTTTCAGGGCGGCCACGCCGGGCGATTTGATCAGCGCCACGGCATCCTGATGCATGCGCAGGCTGATATTCATTTTCCTGCAGATCTCGGGCCGGGCCATGCCAGCCTTGCGGAACTTGTGAACACGCAGGGCGCGCGCGGCGCGTTTCGCGCCAATCGTCTTGTTGATCACTGGCCACCCCGCCCGGCCGCGTTGCGCGCTTCCAGCTGCTGGGCGCCTTCCAGATCGAACACGCCGCCATAGCCGCGCAACGGCACCAGATTGGCGCACAATTTCGGCTCGGTCAGGGCCCACACCCACCGGCCGGTCGTTTCGCCCACCTCAAAGATGCGGGCGCCGTCATGCCGATGCCAAGTGCCCATATAGGACACCGAATAATGACCCTTCGGATTGGCCCACACATGGCCATCAATTACCCGGCCGACGCGGAAGGCCGCCTCCAGCTTCACCGTGGCAATGATGCCGCCATGCGGCAGCAGGTGGCGCAGCGCCTTCAATTCGGCGCCGAATGCCGCAAAGGCCCACGCGGCCGCATGGTCCGTAAACTGCCCATATGGGACATGCCCGGCCCCAGCATGCAGGGCGATGCGTTTGCCCATCAGGTCAGATGGCGGCCGGGCTGACTTGCAGACCAGCGCGGTTTTTCCCATGGCAATCAGCGCCGCCATGGGCTCCTTGATCGATACCGCCCAGCGCCGGTTTGGGTCACTCTTGCCCGGCTCAAATTCCAATGCGTGATATGTGCGCTCAGGCATCCGCCCCTCCTTGCAAAGACAACCGGCGAACCTTCGGCCCGTCAGGCGTTCCAATCCTTCCGAATACAAACCACGCATGACGGCGCGGCTGGTCAGATTTGCGCCCTTCAAAGCCGTCGCGGTGCATCTCATTCAGCCGCTCACGGAACGGATAAAAACCAATCCAGTGCGGGCTATCCAGCAGCACGTCACGGGCGGGCGTGCCGCCCTGCAGCCACGTCACCTCCAGCAGCGCATAAACGCGCGGGCTGACGTCCATGGCCTTCAGTAGAAAGTCATCCTTGATCGAATAAGGCGGGTTCATGATGATGGCGTCGTGAACAAAGACCCGGTGCGCCGGGTTCACTTTCAGGAAGTCATGGCCCCAGCGCCGCCGCGTGCCCGGCTGGCCGCGCCAGCGCCCCTCGTACTTGTAAAGGTCTGACGCCTTGGCCTTGTGCCCCTCAGCCTGCACCGCCTCCACAATTGCGCCGGGGCCGCAGGCCGGGTCCCAGATCATGCGCGGCTGGGCGCGCAACCACGGGTCAGCCCGGCAAAGGGCCCGCGTGGCGGCCACTGGCGTTTCGTACAATTCGGCCGCGCCGATCTCGTCCAGGTCAGCGCGGCCGTGCATGGTATGGGTTGCGTTCCGGGTCATGATCTGCCCCCGGCCTGCAGCTTCGGCGCCCGTATGATCGCGCCCACATGATCCGCCTCGCTGGGCAGCGCCTGCAGCGGCACCGATGGCCCGCGCCCGGCCGGGGCTGCGCTGCGCACCTGCCCCAGATCTCGCCTATGGCAATTGCGGGCGGCCGCACACTCATATGGCCACGCGCAGTCGTTGCAGTAATTGCCGCTATGCCGGGCCATTGGCGCCCCCGGAAAACAGCAGGCTGGCAGGCCAGACATGGGCGGCCCGAACGGCCATTTTCAGATGCCTGACGCGCACCGGCTCACTGTTTACATCGGCCAGACCATTGGCGGCTACGTATTGCGTGCGCAGCCGGTGCCAGATGATCGCCACGGCGAACGGCCACCCCAACAGGTAAATGGCCCACGCGGTCAGAAACACGCTCATGACATGCCCCCGGCCGCCTTGGCGGTCTGGGCGTCTGCCTGACGCAGCCGGGCAATCATGGCCTCGGCTTCCGCTTCCGGCAGGTCATCGTGATAATTGCCCAAATGGACAGCACCATCTGACAGGCGAGCCAGTTTCTGCCCAATTTCTAGGCTGGGGTGACTTTCCCCCCTGCAATAGCGGCCACACTGGACGCCGGTGCGCCCCAGCCGGTCACCAAGCTGGTCATATGTCCAGCCGCGCCCGCGCCGGTAAGCATCAAGTCGCCTCATGGTTGAAACCCCTCCCTAAAAATACATATTACGTATATTTGGAAAAGGTGATTCGGATTTTTGAGCAACCCCAGACGACTGAAATATACGCGCGGTGTTCTGTTTCGCGTAACAAGCCAATGTCATTATGGGGTATGGCGACTCGTGGCCCCTACACAAAGTCCGACGCCCAAAGTCGGCTGCGCATCCGTGACGCACGGGTCAAAGCGGGCTTTACACAGGAAAGCCTTGCCGAAGCGCTCAATATATCCCAGCCGACGCTGGCCAGATGGGAGCGGGGCAAGGTTGATATTACCGTAAAGCAATTGCTGCAGCTCGCGGAAATCCTTGACGTTCCCCCGGCCGAACTGGTGGAAGATGGCGACGGGCTCACAGACCGCGAACGCGGGCTGATCGAGTCACTGCGTTCCAGCCCCCGGTTCTGGCCAATCGTTTCCAGCACGCTGGATAGCCTTAAAGACGCCTTCGCGCCAAACCTGCCACCCGCCGCAGAGTAGAAACGCCCCGGCCGCGTCCAGGTGCGCGGGCCCGCGTGCGCCCTTCGGTATTTCCCAAATCCATTTCGCCTTGAAATCCCCGCCATGGCGCGGGGTTTTGCGCAGTTGATGACACAAGTTTCATTGAAAAATACATGGCGAAAATATTTCAAAATACATCTGATGCATATTTTTGCTTGCATCAAATATGCATCTTATGCATGTTCCCCGACGAACCGGGTTCGCCGGTTCGGCGCGCGGGTTGTCTCCCCCACCAACCCCCGGCCCGCGCGCCTCACAGGGGAGACGCAAATGGGAGACATGAATGCACTACACACCCGCACCCGTGCCAGCCGAAACAGGCCAGCAGGCCGCCCTTGAGTTGCTGGGCGCAGTTCATCTGCACGCACCTGATGAAACCGAAACGGCAGCCGTGCTGGCCAGCTGCTTCAATCAGATACTGGCCGCAGCGCCACTGAATGATCCGCTGATTGACGCCAATGACGCCGTGACGGCCGCCGCCATGATCATGGCGCAGCAGCTGGAAGGTCTGGCCTGCATGTGCGCCATGACCACCACCAGCAGCACTTACTCCAGCGCTGACCAGTGGCGCCATTCGGCCATGCAGATTGTCATGGAGAAAATCTTCCGGGCACTGCCGATGGGAGAACCCCTGCAACCCGAACGGTTCCAGCATCAGGCGCAAGGGGAGGCAGCGTAATGGGCGGCAAAACCATCTCCGCAATTCAGAAAGGCCCCGCCATAGAACTGGCTGCGCAGCTTATCGATGCCGTGCAGGCCGAATGCGAACCCGGCGAACACCCGGCCGTCATCATCCTGCAGGCGCTTGCCGTTGTGCAGAATGCAGCCTCCGCACAGTTTGGCGGGTTAAGCAGCAACACAATAAAGCAAGTTGCCGCGCACCGGCTCGCCATCTCGGCCATGCACCGCGCAAGTAAGGTGCCAGCCAATACGCTGGAACACCTCATTGCGTGCGGCACAGGCGTGCGGGAAATCACCGACAAGGCTCTCAGCATCATTGCCAGCACTGACAATGCCGAGGGCATGTTTGGCAACAAACCCGCCCCCCGAAAGGACGCAAGCTGATGACCGACCAGACTGACCCCATGGGCAGGCTGGAAGCCCTTGCGCGCCAGCTGCTGCTGGAAGCCTTCACGCCCAGCCATGGCGATGGTGACACCGCCACGGCCTTGTCCACCTCACTGCTGGCCGTGCGCAACGCCGCAGGCGATCAGTGGCCGGACATGCCCTTGTCGGATGAACTGACCGCGCTGGCCAGCCTGACCGGCTGGTGGGTGGCGTCAGCCGTCATGGAGAAAGCCCCGGCCGATGACACGCTAAACGCAGCGCGCGGCCGCGCCATCCACATCACGCAGACCACGCTCGAAGTGGCCGCATCCATGGCCTGCAGCCTGCTGGCCGCACACGAACAAATCAAGGAAACGAAATAATGACCGCCACCGCAAAAAAGCCCACCGCCGCCAAGTCCATTGTGCCGGAAACCGTCACGAAACAGGTTGTCACGCTGCCCAAAAAGCGCCTGCAGGACAAGCTGGGCACCGCCAAGGCAGACGCCGAGGCCGAAGCCTCGAAACCTGCCGCCAAGAAACCGGCCGCCAAGAAACCGGCCGCGAAAAAGCCCGCCACCAAGGCGAAGGCCCCGGCCAAGCCGAAAACCCCGGCCAAGAAACCGGCCGCAAAGACTACGGCCAAACCCGCACCGGCCGCACCGGCTGCGCCCGTCGAGGCCAGCATCCCGCTGGATGACATTGCGCCCAGCCCCTTGAACCCGCGCAAAACCTTTGACGCTGACGGGCTGGCCGAACTGGCCGCCTCCATTCAGGAAAAAGGCCTGCTGCAGAATATCGGAGTGCGGAAGGTCTCAAACAAGAAACCGCATTATCATATCGTGTATGGCGAGCGCCGCTGGAAGGCCATGCAGCTGCTGGTGGAGCGCGGCGCATGGAAGGCCAACGCGCCGGTGCCCGTCAAGGTGCAGACCGGCAGCGATGCTGACCACCTCGAGACGGCCATTCTGGAAAATCAGGCCCGTGATGATGTGCACCCGCTGGAGCAGGCCATTGCGGTGGCCAAGCTGGTGGAATTGCGCAAGGCCGAGTCGGATGACCCGGAAAAGGCCACGGCCGTCATTGCCGAACGCATCGGCACCACGCGCCGCAATGTGCAGGTGAACCTCCAGCTGGTGGCGAACCTGACCGATGAAACGAAACAGGCGTGGGAAGATGGCGAAATCCCCTCACGCAAGTTTGCCATTGAACTGGCGCGCCAACCCGCCAAGCTGCAGCAGGAGGCCTTGTGGGCGATGCGTCACGGCGAAGCGTCAACGCCGACCGATCTGCGCAACTGGATCAAGGCGGGCGGATACAACCCCACACATGCGCTTTTCACCGAGGCCGAATACATCGCGGCCGGTGGCGAAATCACCGACATTGACCAGCCTGACAAAACCGTCGAGCGCCTGATGGCAGACCGGGAATTGTTCAGCGATCTGCAGGGCAAGGCGGCCATGGCCCGCGCGGAAGAAATCAGCAAGGCGCACGGCCTGACCGCCCCGGTGCAGGAGGGCAGCTGGCACAGCCGCCTGCATGGCGGCCAGCTGGTCAGCGCGCCCTATGATGAAAAGACGGCGCCAAAGACCATGCCGGAGGGCGCCTATGTTCGCTTTGCGCTTGACGGCGCCACCGGCGCGGCATGGTTCGGCATCTTTGCCCCGGAAACCACCAAGCCGGCCGCTGGCGGCCAATCTGGCGCCACGAAAGCCGCCCCCGCAAAAGGGAAGGCCGCCAAGGCGGACGCCGCCCCGGCCGAAGCCCCGGACGACAAGGTGCAGCCCTATGCCCGGCGCAACTGGATGGCGGGCGCGTGGGCCCGGTCACTGGCCATGCGGGACGTGGTCTCAGACAGCCCGCAGGCGGCCGTGGCGCTTGGCCTGCTGGCAGCCCTGCCGGGCGACCGAGACTGGCACTCTGCCACGCTGCTGGACATGTACCCGCCGAACCGCAGCGGCGATGCTGGCAAGCTGGAGCGCGAACTGCCGAAACTGGCCGACAAGGCGTTCAAGGGTCTCAAGGGCTTTGACGGCGCCAGCGTGGCAGATCGCGGCACCGCGCTGCGCACCCTGCTGGCCATGCCCATGGACAAGCTGCTGGCGCTTTATGCGCAGGTCATCGGCGCCCAGCTGGTCGACATGCCCACGCAATCCGCGGACGCAGGATCATCCAAGGAAGCCATTGCGCTGGCCGAATATGCCGAAGCGAACCGGAAGAAACAGCCCAGCCTCGGCGTGGCGCTGGATGCGCGGGAAGACTTGGCGACGCAGGAATGGTTTGGCGATTACACGGCCGCCCAGCTTAAGGCCATGCTGGTGCCCACCGGCGCGGCGCTGCGCGCCAAGGAAGGCGAGCCGGTGCCCAGCCACAAGGCCGGGCTGGCCGAGTTCATGGGCGAACGGGTGGCCAAGGGCTGGATACCGCCAGAGGCCGAGTTCCTGCCCCGTGCGGAAATGGAAACCGCCGTGGCCAAGCTGCTGCAGGGGCAGGCCTGATGCGTGCCAGGTGGAGACTTTTGACGTGGCGCGCAGCCTTGGCACTGGCCATGCTGCGCGCCGGATGGGGCCCGCGCAATGCCCACTTTGCCCTGACAGGGGAGTATGATGACCCGTATTTCACCGATGACCCGGAAGCGCCGCCCTGCGCGCGCGAAGTCATGGCGGAGGAGTGCTCGTATGGCTGACCACGGCTTGCACTTCACCCGCCGCGCTGCGGAGTCGGCGCTGGCCGAGGCCTGCGTAATGCGCGCCAGCCCGGCCGGGCCGGTCACCTATGAATTGGTGATCTGCGCCCACGCAGATCATGCCAGCTTCATCGGGTTCCGTGACGGCGCCCTGCCGGGTCATCCGACCATTATCTGCTGGTGGCCGGGCGCGCATCATCTGCGCCGGGTCATCGGCCACCGCATCCTGCACCGCGTCACGGAGTGCCCCTACGCCCGGCTGGAAGACGCAGACCGCGCCTTGATCCATTCCCGCATGGTGGCCGCACCGGGGCAGCCCATCTGGATGCGATTTTAAGAGTTGAAGCCGGGGCAATGGTGCCCCGGCAGCGGGCCCGCTGGCAATGTCTGCACCGACGGCACATCGGTGTGCCAGCGGGCCCCACCCTGACAAACCACCCGAACCGAACAGGTGAATTGACCATGACAGACCGCAGAAAGCCGAAGCATGACTCCGAAGTCGCCGCGCAGCTGGGCGTCAGCGTGCGCTGGCTGCGCCAGCATATCCTTGACGTGACGCCGGGCTCCCATCTTCTCAAGGGCCGCCAAAGGTTGTTATATCCCCGCCACGAAGAAATCGTGATGCACAAATGGGAGTCGCTATCATGCCGCTCGAACTTATCGCGCCCGGCCAGCGCAAGGGGAATAAATTCTACATCGCGCGCGGAACGGTCGAAGGGCACGGACTCATTGAACGCAGCCTTAAGACTGGCAACCGGAAACTAGCCCAGCAGCGCAAGCGCCAGCTGGAACGCGAACTGGAAGACGCGGCCGCCATGGGCGGCCGCATCTCGTTTGCGCAGGCAGCCTTGGCCTATATGGAAGACCGGAAGGCCAAGCTGGCGCTGCGCGGGCTGGAATACCACCACAGCAGCGAGGCGCGTTACATGGCGCGCCTGCTGACATATTGGGGCACCACGCCGCTGGATGAACTGACGCCGCCCGTGATCGCGGAAGGCGCCCGCGCCCTGTATCCGAACGCCAAGCCCGCCACGCGCCACCGGCAGGCGGTCACGCCCACGCGCGCGGTCATCGGCCACCATGAACGGGGTGGGCTGCGCAAGGGCGTCCAGGACAATGCCCGCGTGCGCTGGCTGACCCCGGAAGAAGCTGAAACCTTGATTGAGGCGGCCTGCCCACGGGCTCGGCGCCTGATCCTGACATTGCTGGCCACCGGCATGCGCACAAGTGATGCGGTGCGGCTGCAGGTCAGCAACATCAACGTGCCCACGGCGCAGGTCTGGATTGCCAACCCAAAGAATGAGGACCCGCGCTGGGCGCCCATCGAACGCAGCCGGGGCCTTCCCGCGCTGCTGGACGGATTGAAGCCGCAAGGCCCCGCCTTTCTGACTCCGAAAGGTCAAGGGTATAAAATACGGAAAAACAATTCAGGCGGTCAGTTTGCGGGCATATTCAATAAAGCGCGTGAGGCGGCCGGGCTGGGCGATGACGTGACCCCGCACGTCCTGCGCCACACATGGGCGACGTGGTATTACGCGGCCAGCGGCTTCAACCTAGTCGCCTTGATGCAAGCGGGCGGGTGGAAGAAGGCCGACATGGCGCTGCGCTACACCAAGCTGGCGCCATCAGATCTCGCTGACCGGCTGCGCGCGCACGGGTATAATTTTGCGAATTGGGGAAAACTTGGGGAGACGCCGGGGCAGGCCGACATTATCGCAATAAATTCAAGGTGATGCTAAAAAGTTAACCGCCCTTAGCAGGGGCGCGCCTTAAGCCACTCGGCCACCTCTCC